AAAAAAGACAATTGTTGAAACAGAAGCTGCTGATAGCCTTCGTCCTAATTCAATGCCAGCGCAAGATCCTAAGACAAAATTCGAACATCTTGCAGCAATGATTGGAGCAGCCAATGCAATGCGCGATGATCAATTGACTAAATGGTATAAGGAAATGATTGATCAAGTTGGAAAAGAAGGACGAAATATTCCTGATGGGGCTTCTTCAAAAAATTCGTCAACTATCGATATGAAAGCTTCTAATGCATCAACTAGTTCCGTATCAAAACATGCTGATCCAATGCCTCATCTAAAAGCTGCAATGGAACAAAGTATTAAGGAAATTTTGAACGGTCAAGAAGGCCTTGATGAAGAATTCAAAACAAAAGCAACAACCTTATTTGAAACTGCAGTTAATGCATATGTTCAAGTAGAAATGACAAAGATTCAAGAAGAAATGCAAAAACAATTTGATGAAGAAATCGAAGTACTTATTGGTGAATTAGCTCAGGGTATTGATGATTATCTTGATTTCATTGCTGAAAAATGGATGGAAGAAAATGAAGTTGCTGTTGAATCAACCCTTCGTTCCGAATTAACCGAAGAATTTATTCTTGGTTTAAAACAACTATTTATTGAACATTTTATTGATATTCCTACTGAACAAACTGATGTTGTTGACACATTGGCAACAAAAGTTGATGAATTAGAAGATCAATTAGCCGAAGCAATTGAAGTTAATTCGGATTTAAATAAGAAACTTGAAATGTTCGAACGTAATGAAGTTATGGAAGAATTAAGTCAAGGAATGACATTAGTTGATTCCGAAAAACTAAAAACCTTAAGTGAAAATATTGATGCTGATGATCTTGAAACATTCAAATCAAAAGCAACAATACTTAAGGAATCAAACTTCCAGAAATTGACGAATACCAATACTTTAAATGAACAAATGGAAGAAGTTGATGAAGATAATAGTGAAAAGAAGAATCCTGAATATTCTTCTCCTGAAATGAAGCATTATGCTAGTGCAATTTCACGTACTGTTAGACGGTAAAAAAGAAAATTAAATAAATAAATTAACTAACCCATATAAGAATATAATAGGGAGAAATAAAATATGTTGGATCAATCATTAGTTGAAAGTGTACAAAACAAGTGGAAAGAAATTCTTGAACATGAAGATCTTCCTAAAATTAAGGACTTTCAACGAAAGTACGTAACTGCTCAAGTATTGGAAAATACTGAAAGAGAATTGCGCGCATATACTGATCAATCACAATTCCTATTGCGTGAAAATGCTCCCACTAACAATATGGGTTCATCTTCTTCAACACATGGAACCGGTGCAATTGATACATTTGATCCTGTATTGATTTCTCTTGTTCGAAGAGCAATGCCGAATTTGATCGCCTATGATATTTGTGGCGTTCAACCAATGACTGGTCCTACCGGTCTTATTTTCGCAATGCGTTCACGTTATGCAAATAACGCAGGTAACGAAACATTCTACAACGAAGTAAACACAGGATTTGCTACATTTGGTGGAGCAAATTCAAGCGCTAACGTTTCGGGGGGTTATGCAGCTAATGCAACAACTCCTGGTGGAGCAACTTCCGACGTTAATCCAGCAACAGGCGTTTCAACTCCTGGTAATACAACAGCTACTTCAAACCTTGCTGGTGCAAGCGTTTACAACTACGCTGGTGGTATGGGACGTGGATTTGCTGAAGGTTTGGGTTCAAACTCTATCGCAATCTTCCCCGAAATGTCATTCAGTATTGAAAAAGTCACAGTAACTGCTATGACTCGTGCCCTAAAAGCTGAATATTCAATGGAATTGGCACAAGATTTGAAAGCAATTCACGGCCTTGATGCTGAAACCGAACTTTCAAATATTCTAAGTGCGGAAATTCTAGCAGAAATTAATCGTGAAATTGTTCGAACAGTTAACGTAACAGCTGTTCCGGGTTCACAAACTGGCACAACAACTGCTGGTGTGTTTGATCTTGACGTTGATTCAAACGGTCGTTGGATGGTTGAAAAATTCAAGGGTATGATGTACCAACTTGAAAGAGAAGCCAACCAAATTGCAAAAGACACAAGACGTGGAAAAGGTAACGTTATTATTTGTTCCGCCGACGTTGCCTCAGCTCTACAAATGGCTGGTGTTCTACAATATACCCCGGGTCTTAACTCAAACAACCTAGAAGTTGATGATACTGGTAATACTTTTGTCGGTGTTCTAAACAACCGATTTAGAGTTTATATTGATCCTTATGCAATCGGCGGCAACTATTTTGTTGTTGGGTATAAGGGATCTAATGCGTTTGATGCTGGTTTGTTCTATTGTCCTTATGTCCCACTACAAATGGTTAGAGCAGTTGATCCTAACACGTTCCAACCAAAGATTGGGTTCAAAACAAGATATGGTGTTGTTGCTAATCCATATGCTCAGGGATTAACACAAGGTCTTGGAGCAATTAACCAAGACAGTAATCTATATTATCGCCGAACTATTGTTG